GTCCGTTCCCTACAAGCTGCTCAACATCCTTATTCTCGAGACTGGTTTCCAACCCTCGCAGCCAAAGTCGCTGTGAAGGCCGAGGTTCGCGAACCAGGCGCCTCTGAGACAAAGACTCGTGTCTTCTTCATCATGTGTATGATAAAGCTCCTTATTGATAAAGAAATATTCACTGAGCCTTTTAAAGCTTTTTATGGCACGGATTACTGTGCTATTGGCCACAAGTGGGCCAACGGGGGCGCCAATCGCCTCGCACATGAGATGAATGCCTGGAAGGGAGACTGGGCCTGGTTTTGCTCCGATGTCACCAAGCTCGATCAACGTCTCCACCCTGGCCTTTTGACCATGCTCTTTACCGCTATGCTCTCCATGTATGATCATAAGAAAGACAAGGGTTCATTTGAAGTTTTGCGTGCTTTTATCTGTTATTCTGCAGACGATATTGCCGCTACTCTTATCAAATGGACAGGTCTTTCTTATCGTATCATCGTTGGTGTCATGTTCTCTGGTTTGTTCGGCACTTCCATTGGCGACACGGTTTATGTGTCTACCGCTTTGAAGTGTGCTATACGTCATCTCCAGAGACAGAACAAGTTTCCCAAAGGATGTCCCATGCCTATTGTCCGCGTCTATGGAGACAATATTTTTATTGCATGGCGCCGAGACCTCCTGCGCCTACTTGTTTGTGGCCCCAGTGGCGATCTTATGTCTGGTTTTCTCGCTACATACCTTGAGAAAGTCTTTGGTCTACCCCTCAAGAAGGAAGAAACGGAATACTTTGACCACTTCTTCACTACTGTTTCTGAGACCTATCATTCAGGGACGAACAAGTGGAGGACTATTATGACTCGTCGTGGTCCCAGTTTTCTCAAGCGTTTCTTCGTTGAACGCCGCAAAGAGGATCAAGTGTGGGCCATGCCCTTTAGACCCACTCGCGACTATTACGTCCGCGGTATAACGACCAACCACACCGATAAACACTCGGCTGTCTGGGTCGCCCGCTGGGCGGGTCTCCTGCTCGATACTTGCGGCACAAACAAGGAGGCGTTTCACTTCTTAATTTACATGATTGCCCGTCATGTTCGCGCTCATCGTACTGATGAATTCGGTGATTTTGGTCGCCTTATCCATTGGTACATTGACCAGGTTCCCGATTATTGGGAGAACCGTGTTAAGAAGTTGGGACTGCCTCCCTCTGAGTTCACCGCCATGCTTGAAACCACGTCTGGCATTGCTCGAATGTTTACCCCGCCAGATTACCCTGTTCTTGACTGAAATCTGCTAGTTATTCCTAACTTTAAA